GGTAACTCCGACGGAGCACCTCCAGTAGCAGAGAAGACGATCACAGTTGACGATCTTCTAATCAGTTCAGCTTTCGTTTACGAACTGGACGAAACACTTGCACATTATGACCTACGTGGTGAGATCTCTAAGAAGATTGGCTATGCTCTCGCTGAGAAGTATGACCGTCTAATCTTTAGATCAATCGCTCGTGGTGCTAGGGCTGCAAGTCCAGTCACGAAGGCTAACTTCGTAGAACCAGGCGGAACACAAATCCGTGTTGGTGCAAACGCAAAAGCTTCTGACGCTTATGTACCTGCCTCACTAATCTCTGCATTCTATGATGCTGCAGCTGCATTAGATGAGAAGGGAGTAAGTTCTGAAGGACGTGTTGGTGTACTAAACCCAAGACAATATTATGAATTGATCCAGAATGTTGGCGACAGCGGACTGGTTAATCGTGATGTCCAGGGTGCATCAGTTCAGTCTGGTCAAGGAATCATTGAGATTGCAGGCATTAAGATCTTCAAGTCAATGAACATACCATTCTTCAGTAAGTATGGTACTAAGTACGGCGGAGACACTGCTGTAATTCCTAACGTAGCTGACCCAGGTAACACTGGTTCATTCACCAGCGTAACGATGGAAGACGCTGCTAATGACGTAGATGGAATTGGTGGTGACAACGAGTATGGTGAAGAGACAGAATTCGCTAACTCTTGTGGACTTATCTTCCAGAAAGAAGGCGCAGGTTGTGTAGAAGCAATCGGACCTCAGGTTCAAGTAACTTCAGGTGACGTATCCGTGGTTTACCAGGGTGACGTTATCCTTGGACGCTTGGCAATGGGTGCTGATTACCTAAATCCAGCTGCTTGCGTTGAGCTTGTTGCAGGTGCTGCTACCGGTTCATCTGGTAACGCTGCATTCTAACATCAGCTTTATGTATACAAGGGAGTCCTTCGGGGCTCCTTTTTTTTATTTACCAATATTTATTATGCCTTATCCAACCACAAACGCTACCGAAGAATTACCAGCCATAAATCAAATACTGTCGTCATGTGGTCAGGCTCCTGTAACCACTTTAGATCAAACCAACCCAGACGTTGCGATTGCCTATGATACATTGTTACAGGTTTCAACAGAAGTACAGGCAGAAGGCTGGACTTTTAATAAGGAGTATCATTATGAAATGAAACCTTCTTGGAATAATCAAATTAATATACCTAATAATATTTTACAAATTAAACTAACAGAAAATGCAGCAAACCGAGATAAAGATGGTGTTAGAAGAAGTAGTCTTTTATATGACAGACATAATCATACAGATCAGTGGACTGCAGATACTGTTGAATGTGATATTGTTTGGAAGTATGACTGGGTAGATTTACCTAAACCTATTCAGTCTTATATTGTAGCTAGATCTGCAGCTATTGTATCTAGTAGAATTGTAGGCGACACTACTCAATATCAAATGCTCCAACAACAAGAAGCTTATATGAGAGCTTTAGCATTAGAGTATGAAACGCAGCAAGGACAGTTTTCTTTCTTTGGTCACCCACAAGGACATACAGATTACTATCAAAGTTATCAACCTTACCAAGCTTTACGAAGATAATGGCAGCTGTATCACAACGGATTAATAATTACCTAGGTGGGGTATCAAAACAATCAGATGATAAGAAACTTCCTGGTCAAGTTAAGGAATGTATCAATGGTTATCCTGACCCTACTTTTGGTTTAACAAAACGACCAGGTTTTAAATGGATTTCTAATTTAGGAACTGGTACTACATATGATTCATCTAAATGGTTTTATATCAATAGAGATGATGACGAAGAATATATAGGATGTATTACACCGAAACCTAATAGCGGTAATGGTACTATAGTTATCTGGAATGCTATTACAGGTGTAGCCTGTACTGTGCACTACGATGCCTTACCATGGGCTGCTAGTACAGCTTATACAGTAGGAGAAAAAGTTACAAACGATAGTGGAAAAGTATACGTTTGTGATACTGCTGGAACCTCTGCAGGTTCAGGTGGACCTACCGGTACAAGTGCTGACATAACTGATAATTCTGCTAGATGGGATTATGTCTCAGGTCCAGCTGCTCAGTCTTATCTGACAGGAGTTAGGACTAATTATGATATACTGAGTGTACAAGATACATCCATTATAACTAACAATTTAATAACAACAGCAAAAACAGCTGACCCTGCTTTTGTTGAAAAAACTAGAGCTACATTAATTTTAACTGATGCAGCAAGTAGTTCTCCTTATTCTCTTACGATGAATAAAGGGACTAATAGTGCTCATGATGTTACATATTCAATTACTACAACATCAACAGATACTTATAATAGTTTATTAGATAGTTTAAAAGCTGGTATTACATCCTTTGGAGTAGTAGGTGCTGTTCATAATATTGTACTTACTAATAAAGGTTCAGGTTATGCTTTAGGTAGTGAACCTGTTGTAACTATTACTAATACAAGTAGCTCACCAGGCTCTAATGCTACTGCTGTAGCTAATGTCACAGCAGCTGGTGTCATAGATAGTATTACAATTACTAATGCAGGTGCTACATATACTAATGGAGCTACTATAACTATTGGTACAGCATGGGCAACAAGCACTGCATATCTTGTAGGTGATTATGTTACTAATGCTAGTAAAGTTTATGTTGCTACTACAGCAGGTACTTCAGGAAGTACTGCACCTACCCATACAAATAGTACTGCTTCTGATGGTGCAGTAACTTGGGAATATAAAGGCGTTCAAGCTACAGCAACAGCTAGTGTTATAACTTCAACTAATCAGATAACTGGATTAACAGTTACAAAATATGCAGCTAGTTTAGAAGTATCACGTGTAGTTAGTAGTACTAGAACTGCTTTTGCAATTACAACAGCAGGTGGTGCAGCTAATAATAAACTAGCTGTATTTCAAGATCAAGTTGATAATGTTTCAGGATTACCTACTGAATCATTCCACGATCATGTAGTTAAAATTATAAATACTGAATCTACGTATGATACTTATTTTGCTAAATTTGTAGCAGACGATGAAGTATCAGGTGTTGGTCACTGGGCAGAAACTGTAAGTCCAGCTGTATCAACAGGTTTAGATTCAGCAACTATGCCTCATGAATTAATAACAACAGCAACAAATACTTTTCAATTTAGACCAATAACTTGGATTGAACGTTTAGTCGGAGATGATAAGACTAATTCACATCCAAGTTTTATTGGACAAAAAATTCAACAATCGTTCTTCCATAAAAGAAGACTCGGATTCTTATCTAAAGATAATGTTTCTATGAGTCAAGCAGGAGATTTCTACAATTTTTATCATACATCTGCTCAAGCACTTACAGATGCTGATCCAGTTGATCTAAGTTGTGCAACAATTCGACCTGCAGCTTTACATGCTGTGATACCTACAACACAGGGTCTTGTACTCTTTAGTAAGTCTCAGCAATTTTTAATGCAAGCTGCTGACGGAATTTTGACACCATCAGGAACTAGTATCAGTACAATCTCTAATTATGAGATGGATACATTAGTAGACCCTGTTGATATGGGTACGAAGATTAATTTTATAAGTAAAACACCTAGTTACACACGAGTCTTTGGAATGGTCACACGTGGCCAAAATGAGAACCCTCAGGTTCTAGACGTTGGAAGAATTGTAAGTGAATGGATACCAGCTACAGTAGATACGTTTATTGCTAGCCCTCAGAATCAATTCTTAGTAATGTCTAGTCAAGCCTCCGATAAGATTTACCTCTACCGTACTTATAGTGATGGTGGGGATACAAATCTAGTAGAAGCGTGGTTTAACTGGCAAGTATATGGTAATGTACAAACAGTATTTGTAAACTCAGATACTATGTACTTAGTTGTAAAAGCAGGAGATCAATTTACATTAAGTAAAGCAAGTATAAGTCAAAGTCCAGAAGATGCTATTATAGTTAATAATAAAGGTGCTAAAGTTAATCCTTGTATGGATTTATATGCAAACCCTTCCTCAATTATAGAATCACCAGTTACATCTTTTGATAATTCAAGGAATA